TATGCGCCGTGCTTCATATCCAACTTATCCCTTGCTTGGCGTGCTCTGCTCACAGATTGATATTGGCCCATGACACGGTTGTTTTCCCGAGGATCAACGACATGGTGCGTATACACCGGTGTTCGATCAATGCTGCCGCCATCGGCCATGTGCGGCATGGGCTGGTTAGGGCGCATGGCCGCCATCGCCTGGCCCTGCGGCGTCATTTGCAGGATGTTGCTCTGCGGGGCGCCCTGAGGTGCTGGCGCTGGTTGCTGACCCGTTGGGGGCACTTGCCCTGCTGGTTGGCCTGGTTGGGGCGGTACTGCCCCCATAGGGGCGCCTAGCTGTATGGGAACCAACTGCTGACCAGGCATCTTGGGCTGGAAGTCCACGCCGCCGACGGGCATGCCTGGGCCAGCGCCCTGGGGCACGTAGGCCTTGACGGGCAGGTTGGGCGCCTCGTTGGCCCCGACGTCCTTGAGGCTTGTCATGTTGTGCAGCATGACGTGGGCCAGCATCTCGTCGTGGCTGGGCTCGTCGGCCTTGACCTCACCGCCTTCTGCGTAATGGCCGGTGCGCAGTTTCTTGTCACGCGCCATCAGGTATTTGCCGTACTTGTCCAGCGTCTCGTTGTCCAGCATCTGCGATATGCCTTCATTGCGCTTCTCCAACGCGCCCAGCACCATGTTGCGGATATCACCCTGTTTGCCTGCAAACTCTTTTTTCAGATCGGCCATCTTGTTGCCAAACAGCACTTCGGCAGGAAAGCTATGGCCCAGTGTGCCTAGGTACTGGCCAGAGAAGTTGGTGTCATACGCCTTGTTCTTGGACGGCGTGAGCGTCATGTGGTCTGGGTCGCTGCCGATGACCGTGTTGCCGATGTATCCCTTGGGCACACCGCGCAGTGCGGGGTCGGTGACGGCATTGGCCACGTCCTCCATGTTGAAATCCAGCGCCTTTTGATTGGCCTTGAGGTAACCAACGCGGTCCACGATGGCTTTGCGCAACTCGCCCGCCGTGGTGTCAAGGCCCTTGCCGGTGACGATTTGCTCATCAAACTCGGGGTGATCCAGCCCGACAAAGCCACCAAACGGCTGGACGGGCTTATCGTTTTTGACAATCTTGTGCGCACGAATCTCGGCGTTCATGCGCGCCAGCTCGCCGGGGTGCAACATGCCACGCATTACCAACTGGTGCAGTATCTCGGTGGGCGTCATGGCGAAATCCTCGGCGCGCTCGCCCATGGTGATGGGCATGTGCAGCAATTGGCCGGTGCCACCTTGCTGCTCGTTCTCCATGCGGGCGATGGCTTCTCGGGTGGCGATGCGCTTGGCAATATCGTTGCCCGATGCGCCTGCAACGCCCTGCGCTATGTGCTCAAGGTCACGGGCATAGTCTTGGCCGCCGTGTGTCGTAATGGTCTCGGGCAGCTCGTGGCCGGAGATGCCGCGCACCTGCACATTGCGGCTGGTGTTGTCCCATGGCATCACCATCAGGCTGGCGCCCTTGTGCTTCTCCAAGTCCATTGGGGTCTTGGGCGCCAAGCCGGTGGCCTCACTCACGTCAAAGCGTTTACCGACCGCCGGATTGCGTTTTAGGGGCGTGTTAGTCAGATGGCCCTTAGTTTGGGCGTGTTGGGCTAACTCTTGCCGCATCTGCTCGGTTGTTGGTTCCACGTCGCCTCCTTTGGCGTAACCGCGCATGGCGCGCATTAAATCGTCGTGCGTTGTCTGGGTGCCGCTGGCTTTGTCCCATACGGCGTGGTGTGCGAGGTGCTGATAGTGGGGCTCAAAGCTGGAGTCCAGCGCCAGCCGCATGGCGCGCTGCCGGGCCGACAGCCGGTCTACGGCCTCGCGGGCGCCTTTGCCCTTGCCCCGTTGCATGATGGAATTGATGCCCACGGATGCGGGCAGGGTGTGCAGGTTGAGCTGGCGCGCATCAAGCGTGGGCAGGTCGCCCCGACCCAGCAGCGAGCCGATGAACCCGCTCTTTGCACCAGCGATGCCCTTCATCTTCTCGGCGTAATCGCGGTACTCGTCCGCCGATCCGGTGAGCGCTTGGTTCAGGTCCGGCCCCATGGTCTGGCCTAGCTTGGCCGCCAACACCATCTTCTCGGCCTGGTCGTTGTGCTTGCCGAAGGGCGCGAACTTGCCCTGCAAGTCGCCGATGGCTGTCATGTCCGCCGTGCCGCGCTCGGCGGCGTCTAGGTAGCGCTGGCCAGCCGGGGAGCCCAGCCACTCGGCGAAGGCGCCCTCGGGGCGCACCTCACCACCAGTGTTGGGCAGACGCATGCCGGTCTTGGTGGCCGTGCCGTGGCTCAGGCCGCCGCGCCCGATGCTGGACTGGGCGATGGTGTAGGCCTTGATCAGGTCGCGGGGGGACATCTCGCCGCGCTTTGACCGCCCGGCCTGCGCGTTCATGAACTCGCCAAAACCTTTCTGGATGTAGTCAGGCACCTCGTTGATGCCCAGTTTGGCCTTGACCTGCTCAAGCGGACGCCACTGCCAATCCTCAATCTTGGTGGTCTCGGGGTCGCGGTAGGGTTTGTCGGCCATGGCTTGGTCCTGCGTGGTTTGCGCGCATTTTATACCGCGTAGGGATTTTCTCTCTGTCGCGGGTTGGCGTCGGCGTAGTCCTCGTCGTCCACCCAGCTTGATGGGAAGTCGATGATGAGCCAGCCAGCGTCGCGCAAGTATCGCAGGGCTTGGCTCATGGCGTCAACAAAGTCATCGTACGCCGTGCCCTCGGGGAAGCTGCATACCTGGCTGACCATGCCCTCGGCCCAGTCCCGCACAAAGCCCTTGCGGTTGCCCGACTCAGGTATCCAGACGCGCCCGGCTTTGATGATGTTGGCCACGATGCTCAGGCGCTGTATCTTGTCGGCGCGGCCAGGGTTGTAGGCCTGCACCGGTACTCCCGCCCTGCGCAGGTCCTGTATCAGCGATATGCCTGCGCTCTTGTCCTCAATCAGCAGCAGGTCGACGCGCTTCTTGGTCTTGCCCTCGCCGTAGACCGTTTCGTACTCGTCCAGGATCTTGGGCCGCAGGTCCGGGTACTGCAGGTGGTCCTGCCAGCAGTCGATCACCATAGCGCACATGCCGCCGTCCTCGGGTTTGAACACGCCGAAGGTGATGTGCGCGGTCGGGTCGTTGTGCGTCTTCTCCGATGCCGCGCAGTCCACGCTCTGCACGATGTACTCGAAGCGTGGGAAGGGTTTCTTGTCCGGCCAGAGCTTGAACCAGTCGCGCTTGACAATGCCCGACTCTTCGGGGTCGATGATCTCCGCGTGGATCTCCTGCCTGCCCAGCTTGGTGCCCTCGTACTGAAGTATCTGCTTCTGGAACGATGGGGCCAGGTTCTTGATGTTGACGTAGGTGGACGCGGTGGTCACCACGACGTCGTCGCCGTTGCGGTCGATCAGGTCCATGACCACGGGCTTTGGCTTCGGGGTGGTTGAGCAGATCACGCGGGTGTGCGAGCCCAGCCGGACCGCGAACTGGATCATGTCCCAGGCCTCTTGCAGGTATTCCCAGGCGGCCAGCTCGTCGAGCCAGGCGCCGTGCCACTGGCCGCCCCGGAAGCGCTCGGGCTCGCTGGCCGGGATGCCCTTGATCAGGCTGCCATTGGTCAGCGTTATCTCGTGCAGCGAGCTGTTGTACTTCTCCACCAACATCGAGGGGATTACGGCCAGCAGCCCCGACTCGCCTTCGTAGCAGGTGCCGCGCAAGTCGGCACTGGTGGGCGCCGACACCAGCCAGCGCGTGTTGGGCTGCTCCCATGCCCACCAGCCCACGGTCTCCGCCGATGTGCGGGTCTTGCCGGAGCCACGGCCACCCAGCATGAGCCATATGCCCCAGTCCGTGCCCACGGGCTCGAGCTGGAACTTGTGGGCCTTGAGCAGCCAGCGTGCGCGCCATTCGAAGGCCGCGCGCTGCTCGGGCTTGAGCTTTGCGTACTGCTCGCGGACCTTGGGGTCTTGCAGCAGGGCGACTGCGCTACTCACTTGACTGTCGGGTAAGTGCGATGTTTTTCAACAGCTCGCCGAACACGTCGAAGCTCACCTCAACGGCCAGCGGGGCCTCCTCGTCGCCGGCCACTGTAGTGCGGTCGCCGTAGACCTTCGGCAGGTACTTGGCCGCCAGCCACTTGCGTGCGTCCATGCGCAGCCGGTTGTGCGCTATGCTTCCCGCGTCGTAGCGTTTATTCCCCACTTCGTCAAACACGGCCAGCGGCTCAGTGTCCACGATTTCCTGTATTTGATCCGCCAAACAATGGGCGCCATCTTTTCGCGCGTCCGCGTACCTCTGTGCAAACTCAGGCTTGGTTCTGAGCCATTTGTAAATCGTGACAGAGTCTGGCATATGCGCAGACTGCACGATCTTCGCCATCGGTTCACCGCAGGCCAGACGCCCGCATATCTCGTCTATGAGGTTATCGTTGTACAGCGATGGGCGCCCCATCTTCTTGCCTGTTGCCATATCCGCTCCTTAGCGCATCTCTCAGCGCGTTAGGAGCAGATTTTACCCCCTGTAGTGGCGGCTTGGGTAGTAGTCTCCCTCTGGGTCCTGGTCGGACTCGTAGGGCTCTGCGGAGATCTCGTAAAAGTAGCGTCCTATCGCGTCGCCAAACAGCACCTTCTCCACTGCTTCCTCCTTCGTCCAGGCATCAACGGTAGCGTGTTGGCTACCGTCCACAAAAACAATCCATTTCTGGCGGTGTGTTTGCACTTGGCTCATGCTGCCTCCGCGAATGCGATAAGGGCTGCAGCCAGCTCTCTTGCCTGGGCCGGTGTCAGCACCGCGCTGGCACTGGCCATCGGCACCGCGATGCTCAGCCAGACATCGTCTGGGGCCTTGGGATCCTCCCAGTTGGCGTATACGTCAACACTGACTCGTGCGCCGCGCTCTGTGGTGATTGTGGTGGGGTCCATGATGTTTTCCTTAAACCAAAATTGCAGAGACAACATCCTGCGGAGCTTTGGTGTAGGACAGTGCCATTTTTGCCTGTTCCTTGCTAATTTTTTGCTCTCCAAGCCATCCCATACCCGGAACATAGCTGTTGACGGTATATGTTTGGCCACAACGACTAAATTTCTCCCTGCCTCCGTTGTTGGCGTTTGCGTATTCTTTTACAACTTTTTCCATGATCAACTCCAGTGTGTGTGTGTGTGTGTGTGTTTCATCGCGTTGTTGCGATGGTGTTAGTGTAACGCCAAGTTACAGTAAAAACCGCTTTTTCAAAAATATTTTCTAGGTGTTTACCCTAGTGCTCCGTTGGCCGCCTCCAGCGGTTGCGGATCGTGTCGGCCAACTTCTCAATGCCCACGCACTGCTCGGCCAGCTCTGCGCAGGCCTCATTCTCAATGCCGATGGCGTGCTTGGTGGCCAGGACCGCCATGTCGATGATCTCGGCCTTGGCCAGCGCCAGCGCGGCATCGAACTCCTGCTGGGTGAAAAATTTAACGTGGTTGTTGGTGCCTAGCAGTT